ACTCCTGATGATGCCTATGCGCTGCGAGCGCCATTCCCCAAGGAAGTCATCGAATACAAGACAATGAATGGCAAAGACTTTGCCTATGTCAATCACGCGCTTGTCACTGATCGATTGATACAAGTGGATCCTTGCTGGACTTGGGAGCCAAGTCGTAAAGTCGCAATTCCAGCACTCTTGTGTCTCAGCGCCGAAATTGATGACCATCCTCTTGGAGCATTGTGGGCAGCGTTGCCCATTGACCACTTCGACCATCCTGGCTAGGCCAGGAGAAGCCTTCTGAGGCTCGCTGGCTGGAGTTATCTCTTCGCTGGCCATAGTTTCCCCGTTCTCGCATCCATAGGCTGACAGCCCTCAATCTTCTCTGGGCAGAAGTACGCCGCCCACTTATCATCTTTGGCTTTGCGAAAGACTCTTGCGCCATGCTCGCAAACTGATGCGAAATCATCCTGACTCTCTTCGGCTTCTGTCGCAGCCCAAGGATCATCATCGATGCCAGCTTGTACGAGAGAGCGCACCACAGCCAAAGATGGCTCTCCAGCTCCTTCTGCCCCCCAGAGATCCAGCGCCACGCCAAAGCGCATCGCCGCATTCTTGATGGCATCAGAGATGGCCGTCTTGACTGCATCGGCTCCCTTCTGATGTGGCTCGCTTGCCCCATAACCAATCCGAGTCACTCCCAGAATGGTCAATCGGATCCACAAGCCGCCATTCATATCTGCGCGCGGAGCTCCGCGCTCATCAGTAGCCATTGGCTCCCAAGTCCAGCAGGGATCCACTTGTATCAATCGATCAGTGACAAGAGCGTGATTGACATAGGCAAAGTCTTTGCCATTCATCGTCTTATATTCAATGACTTCCTTGGGGAATGGCGCTCGCAGCGCATAGGCATCATCAGGAGTCATGCTGCCACTCTCCTTCGCACATCTGGGCTGACCACTCGATAGATCTCGCCACTGGGATGAATTGATGGTGGCGCTACGACATAGCCATTGAACTTGATGTCCACGCCTTGTCGCAGCTTGCCTGGGAATCGGGCATCTGCTTTCGCTTCATAGTAGAAGTGAAAGCCATTACCTGTGCGGATGGTCAAAGTCGGAGCAAGCCCCTGAGTCGTACCGCCAGAGCGTTCATCGACATCAAAGACCACAAGCCCACTCTTGGCACAGGCAATGCCGATATTGAGATCGGGATGAGCTGACCACCACTTGATTGCCAGATTGGGATCATTGGTCGCGCTCTTGAAGCCATGTGGCGCATATTTTGTGAAGGGCTCTTTGCCCTTGGGATTCAGTGGCAAGACATACCAGCCCTCAGCAATATAGCTCAAGGCATATTCCAGCATCTTATTCATTGGCTCACGCTCGCATGGCGTGAAGCTGCGCGCCCTCGCTTGAATCCAATTTTGTGGCCATCGGTGTATCCGTTGCGATAGCCAATCAGCATCCCCACGAAGACAGTGGTGAGGATCAAGATCGTCAGTGTGACGATTTCAAGATTGCTCATATTCGACTCCTTCCAGTCGTAGTGCAATCTTAGCGCGCGCCCCTGGCATCTAAGGCTCGCGCCACGCCCTCTGCCAAGGAAATTCTTGGCATGTAGTATTGCGCCATTTTGTACGGATTTCCCACCCTATATGCCACTCCGCGCGGCTTGTCGGCTTCGACCCATATTTCCGGCATGTACCCCATCTGCTCTCCCACAATTTCGGCCAAGCGCCGGAATGTCGTGGCGATGCCTGTGCAGAGATTGACTGAGTCATTGACCTTCATCCTGGCCATGATCAAGCTCGCTGTGACGATGTCTTGGATGTGAATCCAGTCGCGTGTCGTACGATCAGAGCCCCAGATGACGAATGGATCCTGCATCGCAATGCCACGCTCGATGAATGATGGGAAGGGATAGTCCAAGTCTTGATCTGTGCCATATCCGGAGAATGGCCGGAGAGTAGTGACCGAGAGCCCTTCGCGCCGTAAGTTGTTCATCAGCATCTCGCCCGTCAGCTTCGCCCAGCCATAGGTCATGTCGGGATTCTGAATCATGTCAAGATTGATGTCAGCTTCTGAGAGCTTGTGCTGGAGATGCTCCTCTTGATACTTGATGGGATAGGCCGCACTAGACGAAAAGTAGAGAATGTGTCCAGGCTTTGTCCTCAGAGCCCACGATGCCATCTCTGCATCAATGGAGAGATCTACTGCCAGCGAGAGCGGAGATCCTTCGATGAGCATTCGCCCACCGACCACAGCCGCCAAGTGAATGACGAGCTCGTAGTGAGTGTCATCATTGCGAAAGAAGTCTCTGGCATCTGTGCCAGTCTTGATGTCAATGCACCGGACATCTCCATAGAGATCGGATGATGCCAGGAAGTTTCGACCTACGAATCCCTCTGATCCGGTGATGAGAATCATGTGAGCCTCTTGACCAAATTGGCGTATTCATCGGATGCCATGTATTCCACGAATCTCTTGCCATCAGCTTCATAGATGGATTGACTATTGACTCGGACATAGCCTTCATCCACTTGGCTCTTGCCGATAAGCGGATGACAGTGCTCGATGATGCAGTCTGGCAGATAGAAAAGACGGCCAATGTCCTCACCCAATCTCTTCCAGAAGTTGTCCAGATAAAGATGGATGAAGCCCTCTGGAACCATGCCATCGAGCTCTGCTGCAATGATGCCTTCCATCCCCACAGCAGTCGGAAGATTCTCGCGCTGGAATAAGTCATCGCCATAGACCAGACCGCCACGATCTTCCAGGATGTCAATCCATGCCTGATCCCAGCGATGTGTCCTGGGTCTGTGGTCATCGCCTAGGAAGGCAAAGTGTGTGAAAGAGTGCTCTCGTAAGAGCTTGCGCACAGCTTTATTCAGTGGAGCTGCCATGCCTTTGGATTCTCTGCGGAAGACCATGAGATTCTCCGCTATTTTCTCGTATTCTTTGAGCTCTGGATCATCGTGATCGCAGACCACGAACATGGGAGACTCAGTCATCGTCTCCTTGAGAGCTTCCTGAAGCTCGATGATATTTTGTGGCCTTCCGCGTGATGGCACAATGATGGCCATCGTTGCAAAGTCACTGCGTTGGATTGTCCTCATCTTTTTCCTTCCGATTCGCTGCTGATTTTTTCAATCCGTTGGATGCCAAGATACCGCCCAGACTACCGGCAAGGAATGTCACAATCGTGGAGATCTGACCGCCGATGAGCTTGTCATTCTCGGCTTGTGCTCCGATGGGCTGTGTGACGAAGACGAATGCGTAGGCTAGGAATGCGCAGAGCATTGTGAAAGTCGCTGCGACCATGATTCCTGTCCAGAAAATCAATCGAGCCCAGAGCTCATCTGGAGCGAGCCTATCCCTTTTGGCCATCGACTTGATCCATGATTCTCTTGTAGATTTCCTCGCCAAGAAGATCCTCAGTGCAGATTCCACTGGCATCGCAGAGCGGCTTGTGACACTCCGGATGGGCTTTGATGTCTGTGAAGATTTCGGGATCTTGGCAGTCATAGCGGAAGCTCCCATCGAAACTGCATCCGGCCATCGCCAGAGCAATCAAAGGGAGCAGCCATATCAGCGCCCTAGTGGATCTTTTGGATTGAGATAGCGATAGATGGGCGGCAATACTGCGGCGAGCGCAGCAGATCCCAGCGCCTTGATGTCCATGTCTCCTGTGGCTAAGTAGTAAGCGATCACTGCGCTTGCAGCAGCTCTGCCCCATGATCCTGCCACTTGCTTGATGGTCTTCTGTGTTTTGACTTTCATCATGCTCCCTCGAATGTGGGAATCCCGAAGCCGACAATGGATCCCCCTTTGGCATATTGTCTCTTCTTGCGCATCACTTCGCCGCCATTTCGCTGGGAGCCACTTCCGGAAGTGTTGCCCTCTATTGTCTCACACCATCCTTTGCCAAGGTCTTTCACCACGATTCCGACATGAGAAATCCGATTGACATTGTCATCAGGGAAATCGAAGTACGCAATCCATCCTGGCTCCGGCTTTGTCGGAGCATCTGCCCACTTCTTTGCCTTCTTGAAGGCTTGTGATCCTGCGACTGTCGAGACAGTGTTCGGAATTTTGACCTTTGCCTTGCGAGCGCACCAATTGACGAATGATCCGCACCAGGGCAAGCCATTGGCTTTCATCGCTTCGCCGTACTTGGTCAGATTGTCGAATTGCTCTGTATAGCCAATCTCCTTCTCAGCAATAGCAATCAGAGCTGCGGCTGTTGTCATAATGATTCCACCGGCCGCACTTGTCCAGGAAGCGGCAATTTTTGCACTATCTCATCGCGCAATCTTTTCTGCTCGCTGGTCATGTCTTTGATAATCCATCCCTGCCGCCATTGACCATCAATCAATTTTGGCTCTTCTATTTCTAGATATTGATCTATGGTGATTTCCGGCTCACTCTCGATTTCTGCCGCCGCCCATTCTTCAGGGATTTCATCCTCGGTGATTGCACCATAGATCAATTGAAGATCACCAAGATGACGCGGATATTCTTTCGTGATGATGTTGATGTATCTCATATCGAGACCTTCGTGATGACCTTTGTGCCATTGGTCAGCGCATAGGAAGGAGTAGATCCAGTGGCCGATCCTGCTGAATCGGTCAAAGTGCCTGCCTGCTCTGTTGCTGTTCCTGCGGCTTCTGTTGCCGATGCTGTGCCATAAGTGAAGCTCTTTGTGGCCAATGTATAAGTGCCAGTCAATGAGCCATCATTTTTCAAGCGAGCTGCGATGATGTCAAAATCACCACTGAAAGTCGTATATCCCGTCACATAGAGATCATCGGAGCTGTCTAACGTGACAGAATGCAGAAACGTGCTCACTCCACTTTGATATAGCTCACGCTGCCATTGCAAAGTGCCGGATGAATTATATTTCACAATAAATCCACGATAAAGAGATCCGGCTGTGTCATAAATTCTTCCCACTGCATAAAGATTTCCATCAGTGGAATCCAAGCGACAGCTCTCAAAGCGTGTGTCTTGACTTCCGTATATCTGGCGTTGCCATTGCAAAGTGCCGGATGAATTCCATTTTGCCACGATGCCCCAATTGTAGCTTGTACCTTCAATCAATCCCACAGCATAAACATTGCCAGATGAATCAGTATCCATTCCTCTTAATGAGGAATCATTGACTCCTTTGTAAATCTGGCGTTGCCATTGCAAAGTGCCGGATGTGTTGTATTTGATAAGGAATCCCACTGGCCTTGTGCCGTTGTAGGAATATCCGAATACATAGGGATTTCCGGAACCATCAACTTCTGACCGGATGGCATAAGTATCGCTCGTATTAGTAAGACCTCGCTGCCATGAAAGAGTGCCCGATGTGTCATATTTGGCGAAGATTCCATTGTATTTGCTACTCGCTGAGACCCAGTGATAGGAAGGAGCAAAGGAATTGCCCGATGAATCCACTGCAATATCTTCTGTCTGTGAGTGAGTTGTACCTATACGCAAAGATCTTTGCCAAGATATGGCTTGCGAGCTGTCTAATTTCATGACGAAATTTGGCCGAGTGCCATTGTCATCATATCCGCCTACCCAGGTATTTCCTGAGCCATCGACATAGAGACCTCGAAAATATGTGTTCCCCGTTGCTGTCAATTGTTTATCCCAAGTTTTCACCGCAGCATTGGTCATCTTCATCGCATATCCTGGAGCTTGACCGCCAAGATATATGTCAGTGCCCGAACTGAAGATGTCCCATCCAATATCAGTCGCGCCGCCTGTGCTGGCTATTTGTGCTAGATAATAAGCTGAAGCTGCTCCACCTGATGAGGCAAAGATTCCAAAAATTGTCGAGCTCAAGCGATGCCCCCGACCACATACCATGTGTCGCTGGCAACTTTCAAGAGACTTGCGGCCTTATATTGTCCAGTGATGACCGGATTGGTCGATGTGACCCCAGCACTAGCAATGGTGACTCCGGATCCTTGAATAATGGAAAGAGTGCCAGTCGCTCCAGTCTTGATGATATTGACCACGCTGCCTGTGGTCATTGCCACGCTGGAATTAGGCGGCACTGTGATGGTCACTGTGCCTGTGGTCGAATAGACAATCAGCTTGTTGTCTGCATCAGTGAGCACCAAAGTGTCGCTTGTTGCTGTCACTGTGCGCAGCGTGAGATTCGCTATGGAATTCATCTGTGCTGCTGTGAGCACCTGACCAGTGGTGAATGTTGCCATCTTCTCTCCTTCTAGGCGTAAGCCAGCGAATCCTCATCGAGTACGCCATCGACAGTCGAATCCAAGACGAATCCTACCGCGAAGGGCTGTGCTGTGGTGAAGATTGTGACGAATGAATTGGGCGTGATGTCGTATCCCACTCCTGCAATGACTGTCTCGCTGACAGCATTGCCAGAAGGCAAGACTTGAGTGACTTCTATCGGATCAAAGATGTCGAGATTGAGAGCTGCTGTCACGCGCACAGGATCCGATCCATCGAAGGCATCGACTGACATGGATTCCATGCGCAAGTCTGCTCCGACTTCTTTCCGACTGGCGATAATCATCTGCGCTTGATTGAGCGCATCGGCATCAGTCTGTGCGATGGAGCTGCGAATCCTCGAATGGTCAAAGTAGGTCAATTGACTTGTGGCATCAGTGGCAGTCTGAGCTGTGCCGCCAGTGATGGTGACTGTGCAATTATTCACCAATCCAAAGTCTGACAAGTCAAAGGAGACCGAAAGATATTTGATATTCCCAGCTCCGCCAGTGTCGCTGAAGGCTGTCGGAGTGCCTGCGGAAGCTGTGATGATGTCATTGCGGCTCTTGAATGTCGCGTAGCCGCGCTGATCCATATAGAAGGCTCCCAGATCTGTGGCTTCTACTGTCTGACAAGCGGCGAGCGCGCTCCGACTTGTGCCTGCATCGGCCTGGACAGTAGTGGTCGCAGTAGTAGAGATAGATCGCATTCCGCCAGGAAAGTCTGCTGCATCCAGGATTGATGTGATGCGCTGGGCAGTGGTCTGACCGGCTGTGCCGCCTGAGACTGTGGTGATCGTGGCCAGATTGAGAAGCTGAAATCCATCAACACATTGAAGATCTACGAATGCCGGATCAAAGCCAGTCGGAGATTGATATTTCCAACTCTGGATATACATTGAGCCGAGCGCATATTCAGTGCCGAGAGTATCTGTGGCAAGGAATCGAATTTTGCGCATCGGTAGAATCTTTCCGTATAGGGCTCCGCTTGTGTTGCTCGGATTGAAGAGCCCTGTCTGATCGACCAATCTCACTGTCGCTGATCCTGCCAAGAAGGAATCAGCCGCGCGATTGTAGGCTCTGCGAATGTTAGCTCTCAGCACATATTGAGTGACATCTACTGTCTCGGCTGCTGCTGTGCCTAGGACAGAAGAATCCAATGGTGTGGCTGGATCATCGAGCACAAGAGCTGGATCGAAAGTGCTGCCATTGGAGAAGTCGATGATGCACTTGAATGTCGCGCCGCCAGCCATCTATCGCCCCAGATTGGTCAAGCCAGAGCTTGTGCCTGCCCGATTGCGTTCATAGAGTCCATTCGCCACTGCATCAATCAATTCATTCTCTGTGAAGACATTGCCTTGGACTGTGACATAGACCTGCACAGCTTGACCACCTTGACCAATATCAATCAATCGCAGCTCTGGAGTCACTGTGCCAAGTCCAGCCTGCTGCGCTCGCGCTGCGGCTTCTCCAGCTCCTAGTCGCTCTAATTGTGTGCGGAATTGCTCTTGAGTCTGCAATCCAGTGCCAAAGGGAGACATTCCTTGAGTTGCCGTACCAGGAGCCATAGGTAGCTCCAGCCCTGTCTTGGTCGTATAGAAGACAGGAATCTCGACCTTGAGCTTGTTCAATTCTGCTATCTGAGCCGCCACATTCGATGCTCTCGCCGCATCAGCATTGGCCAATTTTGCAATCTCTCCAGCCTGAGTCATCAGCCCTTTATTGCGAGCATCATCCAGAGCATTCAACTTAGCAAGAGCCATCTCGTCATCTTTGTAGCCCTCAGTCTTGATGGCCATAAGCGCTTGGACTCTGTTCTTTTCTTCTGTGGTGGTCGCGTTGCGAAGTGCCGCAGCGAGCTGGATATTGTCCATGTCAAACTTGGCGGCAAGTTTTTTCTTCAGCTCGTCTTGTCGATCCTCTTCTTTTTTCTTCGCCAATGCTGCGGCTGCCGCTTTTGCTTTGGCCTGGGCAGCAGCTTTGGCCTTTGCCTCGGCTGCCGCAATTGCTTTCGCTAGAGGATCAGAGGCTTTGAGAGCTGCGAGATATTTTGCCTCTGCCTCAGCTTTGCCTTTTGACATGGCAAGACTTTTGGTCTCATCTCTTGCGGCAAGAAGAGCATTGGCCATCGCCAGATTCGCCACTTCACGCTGGCCACGCTCTTCTAATTCGCGGCCGATGATGTTGAGGATGTTGTATTGCTTGGTAATTTCCAGCAACTTACTGAAGAGGCCGCCAGTATTTTCATCGATGACTCCGAAGGTGGTCTTGATATCTCGGAAGACTCCTGCCAGTCCAGCCATGACATTACTTGTCCGAGTTGCCAGTGTCTCCAGTTTTGTGCCCAGTCCATCGATGGCTTGACCGGATTTGACTCCAGAGACTTCCACAGCAGTTAGAATGCCTTTGCCAAGAGTTTCAGCAGCTTCTCCAGCCGAGACTTTGAGCTTGTCAATCTTGCCAGCCATCGTCTCAGCAGCAGCAGCTCCCTGGCCACTGAATTTTGTGGTCAAGTCATCCATGATGGCTGACAGATCTCCGGACTTGATGAGATTCTTGTCAATGCCTACATTCAAGCGACCAAGAGCTCCGAGATTGCCTGTGAAGGCTTTATTGAGTGCCCCGACTACCAAGGTGAGGTCTTTGCCTGATCCACGCGAGATGTCGATGGCTCGCTGGAGAAGCTCTTGCGATCCTGCCACATCCTTGGTCGTAGTGATCAAGGATTGCAGCGATGGCCTCAGAATGTCTTCGGATATGCCGCTCGTTCTCTGGAGCTGATCAGTGAAGGCAATGACTCCTGGGATCGCATCGCGGAAGCCAAGATTGCTCAGAGCTGTGGTCAGCGATTGAAGCTGTTTTTCTTCTGCAATGGCAGCCTTCACAGAGACTCTGGCCAATTTTTCTGCGAAAGCTACTGCTGCGACTCCTGCCGCAGCAAAGCTGGCTTTGGCTCCAAGTGAGAATCTCTTACCGATTTTCTCCATGCCACTGAGATCCTTGGTGGCATTCTTGATTCCCTTATTGTTGAATTTTGTGATGAAAGAAATCAGGACAGAGCGATTGGCCATCAGCCTCTCCTTGTGAAATTGTCAAGAATAGGATCAATGATGTGCTCTAGCTTTTGACTGATTGCTTCGCCATATTCTTCTTTGATTCGCCAGACCACGCGCTTGCGATAGCCATGCTTCACATTCATATTCTCACGCATCAATTCGCCTGCTCTGGGATTTCGAGCCGCGTAGCGATTGTCTCGTCTTTTTCTGCCCTGGCCAATGAGCTCAAACATCTTGCCGGAGATGGAGTCATTCTCCATGCCGATGACATTATCCCATCCGGATCGATTGCCTTTGACATATCCGCGCTTGATTCTGATGCCAGAGCGCGCTTCCGAAGAATTCCATTGCCATCTCTGCCAGCCTCGCACATTGCGATGCTTGCGATCATCTGCCCATCCTGGAGATGTATAGGTCGGAATAATTGTGCGCCACTGACTCAATGGCGATTCCGAAGGGATGAAGCCCTTGGCGATGGTGACATAAGGCTTCAAGGCAGCCGAAGTCTGTTTTGTGTAAGCCTTGCGCGCATCCGGATCAATTTTCTTGAGATCCCGAAGAGCCTCATCAAGATTGGAGACGAAGAGGACATCGCCTGCTCCGAAATTCTTGCGAATCATCGTCTCCTTCTTCCTGCATTCTGTTGCGCTTGAGCCCTGTCGCGGAGCACTGCCTTGATTGCTATCAAGAAGGCAGGATCACACTCCAGAAGATCATTGGGAGCGATGCCGGTGATGACCGACAAGGTCGCAATCTCGAAGATTCGCCCTTGTCGGCTCACCCATTTGGGCTGTCGGTCACAATGTCCACTTCTTTGAGAGTTTCAAGGAAAGCATCTCCATATTCCAATTGAGTCAATCCCTTGCGTTTCATGCACTGATGTGCAATCCAGTAAAGGTCACTCTGCCGCTCATTATCTCTGAGTAGCTTGTAGAAGCCGCCCTTGAATTCGACCTCGAAAGCGCACTCCACTGCTGGAGTCACTTCCAAGATGGTCTTCTTCTCATCCTTGGTCGTTATTTCTAGCCTCATCCTTCCGATTCCTTCCTATTAGGCTGATGTGCTCTTGGTCAATGCCTTGACTGGCCAAGTAACGCTCGCAGTCGCTACATCCTGCGGCGTTCCGGAAATTGGCTGCCACTGCTGGATGAAGCAGCTCATGGTGTAGCTCGGATTCGTGGAAGACACTGTGCCCGATACCGGAATGAGCTTGAGATTGAGATAAGTGCCCATCGCATCATCAATGATGGAATTGACACTCGATGCTGCAAAGTCATTGAAAAATTCTAGACTCACAGAATTCGCGTTCAATCCCTTGAGGAATACATGGTCGGTATCGCTCATGGCCGTGATTTCTACGGCATCGACTTCTCGATTCAGAGTCACTGAGCTGACATGGTCTGAAATCGTTGTGCCACCAAGTATCACAACGACATTGTTATTCATGAATATAGCCATTTTTTCTCCTTCTATCCGATCAATTCTACTCGGAAGCGATAGGCAAGATAGTCAATGCCACTCACTTGAATTGATCCGCTTGTCGCTGCTGTCACTCTCAATGTCTGCACTGCTCCAGAGAGTGTCTTGTTGGCTTCCACCACTGTCTTGATTGAGCTATTGCCCGATCCCGACAGATAAGTGTCGAGAGTATTCTGCGCAGATCTCTCGCTCATCCTGCCTGTTATCAGGATGACATCTAGTGTGGCGCGGTCATAGCCGCGATTCATCGTTGCATCGAAATCCATATCAAGCATTCCCACCACAGCAGCAGGCACATTGATGGAATCTGGCACTGTGTCATATATCCGAAGACCGGAGATGCTGGAGAGCTGTGTCTTGAGATTATCGCGCACAGTCGAGACAGTCATCGTCATGCGAGAGTCTCCTTGCGATAGGCGCGCACCATAGCGGTCACATCGCGCCCCAGTGGGCTCATGCGAATGGCTCCAAGATCTCCCAGTCCAAGAATGCCGCCAGGAGAATCCTTGCGCTTGTAGAGATCGGCTGTGAGGATCAGACAGGCTTGATTGATGTCATCTGGCACAGATGGCCAGCCCCATCGAGCTGTGACCTGTACGCCTGGCCTGAGCCCATTCTGGAAGAGTCCAGGAAAGATAGGAAAAGTCTCTGTATTGGTCACCATCGTGACCTGCGTATAAGGCCGCCCAAGATCCAAAGCTGTCAAGGGATCCATGATGTAGTCGGTATTCAAGGTCAAAGTGTTCTCGAATGTGCCATCGCCATCATCATCAGTCTTGACAATCAGGCCAGAAGTAGTGCCGATGTCATCTGTGAAGAGAATAATCGGAGAGCTCACGCGATATGCGCGAGCGGAAGCGTTGGCATCCAAGTAGAAACGGCGATTGGCGATTCTGTCGATGGAGCGTGAAGCTGCCTCGACCATTCCTTCCAGCAAAGTGTCATCGACATTGTCGGAGATGCTGAGGAATGTCTTGATCTCTGTGAGTGTGGCGTAGCCGTTAGTAATGGCCATCAGCAGCTCTCAATCGAAAGGGAATTCGTGACGGATGCGAATGAGAGAGTCAATCGGTACATCTTCCCCATGTGATTGATCCTCTCTTGCAGAGCTGCTGATGGTCAAAGCCAGAGAGCCACCGGAAGGAGTGACTCTCTGACATCTTGTGTCGGACTAGAAGCTCGGAGCTGCTAGGCCAGTGCCATTGATTTGAGCGATGGCTTTTGGATAACGCTCTGCGGAGTACGCGGCGAATCCGAAGAGCACGATGTTGATGGCCACCTTGCCATTCGGCTCCTCGAAGGTGACATACATCGGCTCGCCTGTGCCGTCTTCCCAGAGATGTGATTCGTTCGCATCCATGACGAAGATGGTGTCTTGATTGGTCGATGCTCCGACATTGGTCGCAATGTTCGCATCAGTGACAATTGGCAGACCGAGAATGGAATATCCGGATGCTGCGCCATAGGCAGGAGTACCTGATCCCACGCCCATTGCGTTCATTGGATTATTCGCTGTCGGTACTACGAGAGGTCGATTCGATGAATCTACGCCAGCCAAGAGGAATCCGAGACGGCGTGGATGCATGATGACATGGGTAGGACTGACGAAGACATTGGACTGAATCTGTTGAATCGCATCAGCAATCTTTGGATAGAGCCCTGCAACTGTGCCAGTGGTCGCTGTGTAAGTGACCAAGATGCCGCTTGTCATGGTCGCAAGACCAAGAGGCTGACCATTGGATCCGGAGCCGTTGAGGATCAGATCATCGAGCTTGGTGTGATAGGCACGAATGAGATCGGAGAGCACGATGCTCTCGATGTTTGTGCCACGCATCAGAGCTTGCTTGGAGACTGATTGCTGACCGGCAATGGTGAAGACATCCACTGTCAAGGTGGTGTCATCAATGTCTTGGCTGACGGCTGCTGTGTTTTGGCTTGTTTGAGCTGCCACTGATGTGCCAGTGGTGATGCGAGAGATGACTGCGCTCATGCCCTGTGCTGGGAGCTGATGCTTCCGGCTGACATCTGCTGTCGGGCGGCCTGCGCGAGCGAGCGGAGCATAGAGATCCACTAGGTATTGAGGCACGACAAGACCGGCAAAGTTAGAAGTCGAGACAGCTCGCTTCTCGATTGCCATTTCACGCTGATGGCGTTGAATGCGCTCTTGTGCATCAGGATCATTCTGGAATTGTGCGCGATACGCATCTCCAAGGAATGAATTGCCACTGCGCTCGGTGTAAGTCATAGGCTCATTGACTACATAAGCAGGAGAAGCCGAGCGAGTTTCGCTCTTGTTTCCTGCATCAACTTTTGCAGCTAATTCTGCCGCTTTTGCATTGCGGAGCTCGATGTCCGAGATCTGCTCGATGCGCTCATCGAGCTTCTTGATCTCCACATTGAGAGCTTCCACATTAGCGAGCTCGACTTCTGTGAGATCGCGTTGCTCTTCGGCAGCGCGCTCGACAATCGACTCGATCATGCTTGTCTTGCTCTCACGCTTCTCGCGCAAGGAGACAAGGAATGAATTGGACATAGTTCTCCTTTATTTTGTGGGATTGTGAGAAGGTGTTGCCAAGAGAGGCAAGGTGTTCTGCTGGCTTTGGATTTTATACCATTTTCCGCAATTGTGTGAGGATTGTCAGTGCTTTTGCGACACGCGATTCATCTCGACTGACGATGGCATCTGCCCATCGCTTGCCAGGATCTCCACCCCAAAGAGCCCAAGCAATTCGGCCATTGGAAGGAAAGCCATCTTCTCCAGGAGAGAATCCTTTGCCTTGCTTATCAATCTCATGGCGAGCAAAGAAGGATGACATTCTGCGCACAGTCTCAATCGGCAACTCTCGACCATTGGCAATGTCACGCGCTCTGGCGATTCCGATGGCTGTGCCGCCCCTGCCGAATTCTCTGCGCCACGCAAGACCGCGCTTGGCTTCTTCAATCATTCCGGCTGTGGGCTTGTAGCTTTGACGAATCTCCATCTCAGGAGCTTCTTCGCGATCACCATATTCTGCGATATTCAGAGCCGTCAATTGGCGCTCTGCCTGCTCCTGTGTTTTGTGACATCCCATCAGCTCGCGCCCTGCATCTTTGATGACTGCATAGCCAGAGCATTCTGGATGATCAGTGACGATGCTGTAAGGCATTTACTTCTTCAGGGAAGCAAGAATCTCACGCGCGTGGGATAAGCGTGGAGCTGTGGGCTCTTCCGTATCGCGTACTCCAGAGACAGTAGCGAGCTCGCCATAGGCTCCAAAGGTCACAAGGGAAATCTCTGCAAGATGAGCTTTGATGCGCTCGATGACTCCATCATCGCGCTTGCGATTCTTCAAGGGCATGAAGCCAATCGAAAGCTGATCCAAAGCTCCATCCTTGATCAGCTCCAAGACTTCATCTCCTGCGCGAGTCTGGCTCACTCTCATCTCTGCATAGAGTCCTTGATCTGTCTCCTTGAGCATCGTGGCTCGACCCAAAGGCATTGCCTTGGCATCATGACCGCGCAAGAGCTTCACGCGGAAAGGAGCGCGCACTACATCAGCGAAGGCTCCCTTGCGGAAGACTTCGACCAATTGACCACTGATTCTCTGCTCGACATCGTAAGGCACAGCGATGCCGCTAATTGTGCGACCATCACCACCGGCGCGATGTTCGAGATTGATCTGGAAGCTGCGATGATATAGCTCACTCATCGATTGTCACTCCTTCTGCATCTATGGAATCGACTGAATCCTCTGAAATATCCTCTTCCTCATCTGGCTCTTCAATCTCATTCTCCGACTCATCTTCCATCGGCTCACGCTTTTCCATCTCACGCACTTCATCAACTGTGAGGAATCCATTGGTCAAAGCAATCTGATGTGCTTGATAGCGCGTGAGAGTATCTGTGCGCAAGAGCGAGTCATAGTTGAATCGCGCCACTTGACCGCGCACAAGTAGATCAGAAAGAGCTTCTTCAATGCGCTGTGCAATGGGCTGAATGCTCCAGCGAATAAGCTGAAGATTCTCTTGCTCGACATTGGAATATGTGCGCGATGAATTCGGCGCTCCAAGATAATAGGCTGGCAAGCCCAAGATGTTTGATGCTTCGACAAGTGCCTGCTGCTGCGCTTCAATCAATTGAGATTCCTGCGCGTTATCACTCAAGACCTCGAATTCTGTGGTGTTATTCAATACAGCCGGAGCGCGATTGCGCGATGAATACATCGACATCCATGCAGCTTTGAGAGCATCCGCTTCTTCTTGAGTGAGATCGGGATTGGCTGATTTCAAGATTGCTGATGGACTGACTCCGCCATCGAAATATCGAGCAGCATATTCATTGATAGCAATAGATTTCCCGACCGCTTGCTTTTGTGC